ACCCCCATCCAGATCCCTATATCCGTAATTACTTGAGCCGTTGCTGTAAAGCTCTGAGCACCTGTATATTGAATATTGTTATAACAACCAAAATAAAAATACGTTGCATAGGCTTCTTGTCTAACTATATCTACCGACGGAAAAGTTGAACTGGTTACATAATTTAATTGAGCTGCAATATCTGTAGCGTACTCCATGTACTCAAATTCAGATACGCTATTTGCTACAGCCTTTCCAGTCTCTTCGGTAAAAACTATCCCGTCATCTGCCCCCTCCATGTGCATCAATAACTTAGTATAATTATCTACAGAATAAACATTAGAAAGTAGTTGCCCACCAGTCCCTAGGTTGGTATAAAACCTAGCGTAGTAGTCACCAAACTCTATTATGTAATTCTGAAGGGTAGAAAACTTGAAAGGAATTAATGTGATCTCTTTGTTGTCAAATTTACCTGTGCCCTGGTATATGGTTCCAGTACGGTTAGAAGCTCCACCATGAGGATGTACAATCCAATTTTGGAGCAACCTTGCAGCCTTGCCATATAAAGCAAGATCTGTCCTACTATACAAAGAGGGAGCTATTTCTCCCCCGGCGAAAGAACTTTTAAGAAGATGTAAACTTGGACTAGACATATTTTTCCTTATCAGCCTCTAGAATCTACAAAGAGATTAGGTGATACTGTTTTCTGTTCACCTTCATAAGAACCTATTCTAGCTGCATCACTTAGTGAACTAGTAAATAATTTAACCATGTCGGACGCGGTATCTTCTTTGCCGATGAGTGGTACTACTATTTCCGCAGCCAATCTATAACCAAAAGAAGTTACAAAACTAGGATCGAACAAAGTTACGTCGGTGACTATGTATGTATACTTGGCATAAGCATCCTCTACATCTGTTAATATCAATTCTTCATTGTTCGTAGGATCATAGGCTCTTTCGTATTTCTCTCCTTTTTCCATGTCCGTAGTATACGCGTTAAAAATTATTCTTAGTGCTGCGCATTCAACTGGCATAACATAAGCATACCGATAACCATTTGCAGCGGGATCAAATGTCCCTGATTCTGCTAAAGCCACAGTTACCCGGGCGAATCCCCAATCTGCTGCTCGAAGAGTTTCCTTTAATGCTATATTCCATTTACGATTACAAACGATGGCCTGAGTGCTAAGAGGATCTGTAATTATCGTAATAGGTCTTTGCGCTATATGATCTAGCGCTAAATTACATATTTCTGTTTGCGAGGTTCCGATCATGGGATAACTCCTTTGTGCAATAAGCTAGAAATGCTATTATTATTAAGACCACCTGAATTTGCCTATCTGGGAAATGAAGCATGCTATCGGCAATTAATATCGTTAGCCCCGAAACACACATCATTGATTTTATTTTTATGAGTTTGTAAAATAGGATACCAAATAATGCTATTAAAAATATCAATCCTGGATAACCAAATTCAAATAAAACTTGCAGAGATGAATTGTGAGCCATTCTGAATGTAGGCATATATGAGTTCATTATATATTTATAGCTACCCATCCCCCAACCAGCGATAGGATGCTGATTAGCTAATTGAATAGTTTTCTTCCACACAGGAGTTCGGCCGCTTCCTTCTTTAAAATCATTTTGCTTAATTCCCATTATAATAAAGAAAATCAATAATAATGCTGCTACTCCAATCCGTATTTTCTTTATTTTAACTTGACTAAGCCATACAAATAATCCTAACATTCCTGCAAAGAAGGTACCCATGCTTTTAACTACTACTCCGATAAACAAAGGCAACGCGAGATAGAAAGGACTAACCAATACTAAAATTGCAGTAAGAGAATTTATGAGGCCACCTACTTGATTGCAGCTTCCTATCGTTCCATAACAATTTATCGATGGTAATCCGAAGTTTAATAACTTATCGTTACCTGAGATCTGGAATAAAATAAGTACTACATTGAGAAGCACAACAATCTGTAGAGCCTTGAATATAGGTTTCCAATTTTCTATTCTGGTGCAGAAGATATAAAAATAACAACAGGCAACTATAGATAAATAAGTTATGAACGATAAATACGGAGTTCGCGAAAAGAAACAATTAATGAAAGTTCCTATAGCTATTATCTTGACGAATAGGTTAGTTTTAATAAATAAAGTATAGAACCCAAGGAATGCAGCAATTAATATTAGCCACGTAGTAATAAGTGGACTAGGAGCCTCTAAGCCTATATTAATTGGAGGTATTAAGGCAAGTCCGATTATAGGAATCAGCGCCAGGTAAGGATATAGTTTTCTAATTTTGTCCATAACTTACTAAGAATTATTTTAATTATTAATATTGATAAAAGTATCCCGGAGATTATCATTCCCCAAGTAGTTATCTCTTCGATATGAAGATCAGCCATGTCCATGAACTGATAATAATTCATTTAAAAATGAAGCCCGGTGATTAGCCGGGCCTCAATCCTTTAAGCAATCGTTCCGTTTGTACCTACAATGATCCAACCTACCGTGCTATCAACATATACCAAAGTTGCATACTCTAATGCCGCATCGAGAGTAATTGTGGTAAATCCTGTAGTGGCCGCAGGTGTAATGACTAAAGTATTTGAACCTGTCCTAGCCGTTAAGGATATAGTTAACATCTGACCTGCTGAGCCAGCTGCCAAAGTACATACCTGGCCAACTGCCGCAGAATCAGCATACTTAACTATAGAATATGAAACTGGTATTGTGGTAGTGGAGCTTGCCGTATTTGCTATCCCACCGAATGCTACCCCGGAGTGAAGTAAGTAGGAAGGGATTACTTTTCCAAGCAACTGATTTGTATCTGTGTTACCCCAGTTATTAGTCGCGCAGTATCCAAAGGACACCATCACCAACAGAATAACTAAGGCTAGCGAAAATATTCTTTTCATCGTTCCTCCTTAGTAAGGCTTAGGCCCGAGGATTAGTCGGGCCGCCACCACTTCTGTTTACGCGATAGGTTTCTCTTGATTCAGATCAATCCATGCGGCAATAGCACCAGTTGTTTCCATGGTGTTATTGTTCGTACAGATTAACCTCAGATATCGTAATACACCTTTCGGTATTACCTGTTCAACCAACACGGTACCTGCAACCGTATTAGCCTTAGCGATCGTGCTCGAAGTAATGAGCGTAGTCGCTGAAGTAAATGTCGGTTCAGCGCAAGTGACCAAAGTGATCACCGACGTAGCCCCGGTACCTGCAAACAACTCAGTCGAGATTACATGCAACACTGCCCCCGACTTAAAGGCATCCCCTGCCGCTAATGTATCAATATCATAGCTGGCATTGTTGGCCCCAGAAGAAGCAACATCCATACCGACGGTGATGGCGGCTCCCGAAGCTTTTGTTCCGCAAAATATTAACTCTGCATCCCTTATCATCTTGAATCCTCCCTTAGTTTATGGTTATTAAAGTGTTACCAGATTTTCTGTCTATTAGACAGTAATCCTTGTTTCAGTGTTCACGATCTTGTCAACACGTCTGATCGGAATACCCATAAAATTCAAGGTTCCTAGACGAGGAATGCCAGCGGACGTAGTAACGTCGCTAACAGTCAAGAACATGTTCGACTTACTCATCAACTTCACGCGGAACATTGACATAACATCTTTGTTCGCATAGAAGACCAACTTAGAAGAAACTTCAGTTGGGATCATGTCGATCGCGATGCACATCAGCTTAAACAGATTCGCAGATGTATCAGTTGTATCTCCAGCTGTTTTTAACGCAGTGATGTCGATATTAGCGATACGCACAATGTAACGATAATCGCGTACGCACAGACCACACTTCCACTGGAAGTGAGTGCTGAATCCTTCATACTTGCCACCTGCGGCATCGTACAAAGTTACCTGTCCTTTATCTTCCTGAATCAATCCGGCCTGAGAACCGCGCGGATAAATTCCGTGGACTGTATCCGTACCCCATCCAACGAGATAGATCGATGTCAAAGTCGTAGTACCTAAGGCATCAATGATCTGACCGTATGTTGAAACGGTTGTGGCTAATGAGTAATACCGAGGAGCAATACCCACGAAACGATCCGGGTATAATGTGGTATCACCATAAAATAAAGCATCGGCCATCTGCTGCCCCATACCTTCGATGTGACCTTTGTCTTCTCCAAGACGGAAGGCCTTTACATCGCGAGACATCACCGCTAAGTCCTTATCGATATCGCTGTACGCTTCGAGCATACCGCAATTTTCGATCAACTGACCTGTGGTTGATTTGCTTCTTTGGACACCGTAGTTTAACGATCTCCATGTAGCGGTTGGCAACCCAGTCCTATGAGTTGTCTTAATGCCTGTCTCTGTGTTTCCTTCGACGAAGGGCATATCATCGAGTATAGCGTTATTCTGATTCATAACCTCGGCGATTAACGCTGGTGTACCGTCGGGATCAAGTCTGCGCGCTACATCTAATAGCGACAGTTGTGTTGCGGCTAATAAAGTTCCGGCTGCCATCTTTAAATCCTCCTGTTAGTAATGTTACGTTAAACTTTGGTGTTGGGATAAAATTTATCCAACACCCCACTGTTTGCGTTCTGTGTAACTGTGACACCTTCAATCAGCTTACCTTCACTGATGGTTTTGCCCAAACCGACAAAAAATTTCAATACACTAATGTCGTTGGCAAGCCCCGACTTATTTAATTTATCAATAAGCTCAGGGGATGCTAATCTATCTCTAGACTTGGCTGCAAATGCCAACTCTTTCTGAGGATCTTTGCCTTCATCCTGAAAGGCTTTTATTGACTCAGCTTTTAGATCCTCAACGAAGGCATTAAAATTAGCCTCGTCTGCCTTTATTTTTTCCGCAGCCATAACCTTCATTTGCTCTGCGGCTAGCTCTCCGAGTTCACTTGCTGCTCCCTGGGTAATGCCATGTTTCTTCATAATAACGGAAGCCTTTTCAGCGTACTCTGGATTCATTACCATTCCTTCAGGCACCTTAAACTCGTACTTTTCCGGGACAGAATTCAACTTCGCTTCTTTATCCGCGGCTTCCTTCCTTGTTAATGCTTCTGCCTTTAATGGCTTTTCCTCGTCGGTAAGCTTATCATCGGCAATTCCCAGCAATCGTTTATCTTCGATCGCCTGTGCTTCTTTTTCTTTCTTGGCCGCATCATCCATAAGGCTCGCTGCTACCTTCGGCTTTCCAGTGGCCGGATCGATATCATCTACCTTAGGTTCCGCTGCTTTTAACTTTGCATCTTCAATCGCCTTCGCTGCTGCTGCCGTCTCTACTACTTTTGCATCCTCGGCTGCCTTAGCATCTAGTGTTAAAGCTGCAACTCTTGCTGCTTCTGATTCCTGCGCGGCTGCATCATTTGTATTATCTGCGGCCTTAGCTGGTTCCTGTGTCATTTGTTTCCTCCTCTGTTTTGGCGATCTTTTCATTGGACTTTGCTTTTGCTTCACAGAACATTTGATAGAAAGATTCTGGTTTCGCCTTCATCAAATCTTCAAGCAAGCGTATTCCAACGTGTCGCTCACCCTGCCACTTTGCGGTCTCTAACGCATTAAGAGAGAAAGCTTCTGCCATTACCTTAGCTTCCTCGAGAATGCGCCAAATTACGCGCCGTCCTTCGGGTATTAATAAAACTTTCCTTAGATCTGAAATCCTTGTCTTCTGATCTCGGCGATACTGGGCCTCAACTTCTTTTTGTTTCCTGATTTCATCCTGATCTTCACCGATAGTATTCTTAACCATATTTATTTAGTTACTAGCTCTCCCTCGGTAACACTAACATCTACCTCATCCCGAAAACTATTCTTCACGATCCCGGTAATCTTAACTTTAATTTTCAACTCCACGATCTCATCAAGATCAAGCTTATCCGGAAACAAGGATCTCGGGAAAGCAACAATCGGATAATCTATCTTATTTGATTCCTCAACCATCGCCGGGTATAAATCGTCTTTTCTTTTTGTCCCTAAATCTTTCATCTCTTCCTCCTGTTATTGATTACCTGGCATCATCCCACCAGATCCGGCTATTTTATCTAATGCCGATCCTCCTCCCAGCTTAGCCTGGCTTGCGTTCTTTGCCGCCTCAGCTCCACTTTTAGCCATCTCCATGGCCATAGCCATCTGGTTAGCCTTTGCTGCTTGAGCCTGAGCTTCTGCTCTAGCCTTACGTTTAGCATCTCTCTCTATAGGTGAAGCCATAGTCTTAGCCGGAGCGCTATTCGCTCTTGCGTACTCTTGAGCTGAAGCATCCAAATTATAATTATCCATAATTGAAGGATCACCAATTTGTCTTGAGATGTTAATACCAAAATTGATATTTCTTTCAATCGCAGAAACTCCAATCATCTGCTGCGCCTGAATCAATATAGAAACATATTGAATCTTAATTTCCATCCCCTGTATTTCTTTAGGCGGAGGAGGTAATATTCTCATGTTGTTTGCAATTCTATAGCCATTAGAGATCAGTGGATTATTTAATTCATTAGTTAATTTCATAACCACTGGGCTAGACATATTTAATCTCTCAGCCTGCTTCTCTGCAATCTCTGTCGCTGTAACACCAGTCCTTTGAATCTCAATCATCATCCTAAATAGATCCCGATGATAAGCATCATCCAAAGCTAGTTTAATTTCTTTAATGTCTTCCCTGATTGCGCTAAGATCTAAATCTATTTGATACGCTGGCCTAACTCCAACATTAGGAATCATCGCCGAACTTCTAGTCAATCCACCTGGTAAAGAATTTACAGCACCCTGAACAGTAGCATCGGCCTGCATTGGAGGATTAGTCTTCTTAGCAATACCTAATAACTTTTCTGCCTGCTCTTTTTGTAACTGTTTAACATCGCCTAGTGCATCCCATCCCGGAGATTTACCATAGGCATCTGCTGTCGTTGTTGTAGCCCAGCGAGGAGCCAGAACCGGAAAATCTTCGAAGCCTTCCATACGCAGATACTCGCCATCCTTAGCACCCTCTTCAAAGTAGACTGCGCGCCACTCCATATTCTTCCAATCAAGATACTGAACAAGGCGAGTATCATTCTCTTCAATTAAAAGATTAACCTTGACCCACTCATCAACTGCATTGTTTCTCCAGTTAAGTTGCACGTTAGGAGAACACGATTCTAATCCAAACTCTTTAACTACCTGGCCAGTTGTCATCCAAAATTGTCTAGCAAAAGCATTTACTCTACAGTCAGGACCAGTACCAATAAAATATTCACCAATCGTGAAAGAACGGCCCCGGATAATATCTTTATAATCTTCCTGAATAAACATGGCTGAGGTGCCAAAGGTTGCGATCTCTTCGTATCCAATTAATAAACAGTCATAAACATTCGACTTACCAAAGATCGTATGCAATCTGAGAGTACACTCATCTAAATAACGCTTTACTGGCTCATATTCCTGTAGATCCTGATCCTCTAAACCAAGCTTGAACCAAGGTCTTGAAGGTGATGTCAATCCCGATAACATACCTGCTGCAAAATCCCTGATACATCGAC